GGTTCGATTCCTACTACTCGCTCCAAAATTATGTTGACAGTAGCTCAATGGTAGAGCACCAGATTGTGGTTCTGGAAGTTGAGAGTTCGAGTCTCTTCTGTCAACCCACATTAACCTTTGTTAAAGAAATGACCATTAAATTTTGGTTGTGGTCTATTGTGATTGCAATAGTATGTGGTGTAATTGTAGGTAAAATTCTTGCGGTTATTTATATTAATGGCCCCATCGTTCAGTTAGGTCAAGGACTCTAGATTGTCAATCTAGCAACATGGGTTCAAATCCCATTGGGGCCGCCAGTTACCTCATTGGTGTAGTGGTAGCATAACTGATTCCAAACCAGTAGACATGAGTTCGAGTCTTATATGAGGTGCCAAACATGGATATAACAAAGGTGGTCTTGACATTTACCATAATATGTGTTACACTATGGTTAACATTTAGCATACATGATTCTTTTAAACTTCATGAGTTGACATGGAGTCAACGTGTGATTCAATCTAAGGTTGACACGTTAATTCTAAAGCAGGAACTATATTTAAAGAGGTTAAATCATGAAAGGTATAAAGAACAGAGGGTCACAGACCCACAGGGTTAGAACCAAGTACACACGTAACCCAAAACACAAGGGTCTTGTGTATGACCGTAATGTTTGTGAAGAAAACTCAGAAGACGATGATGAACCTGAACCAGATGCCAGACTTGACAAGAGATGACCTACGTGATAAGATGGGACTCACAGAAAGTGAGATCGACTCTTTAGATCGTGAGGCACAACAAATTTTAGGTAAGACCATTATGATGGTGGATACTGCATTGCGTGATGCCAGTCTTTCAGAAAGTGAAAGGATTGAAGCAGGTCTTAACTTCATACACATGGGAATGGCTTTGATAGAGAATAACTTAGAAGTCATGGTTGACTCTAAGATTGACAAATCTAAACTTAATTGAATCTAAAACTTGAACAGGAACAGATAGAACATGATATGAATGCACTTGGTATCGAAAGGTACCATAAGAACATTCGTGAAGCAAAGAGTAAAAGCCGTGAGTCTACCACCTTATATGGTGTGACTCTGATGAAAGAAGCGTTAGATGTTGTTTGTAATGGGATCAACAGTTTTCTTGATGATGCCTTGAGTGGTAAACCTGGAAAACACCAGACCTCAGTACAAACACTGATGGTGCTTGACCCAGAGGTGTGTGCGTATCTTACGTTGAAATACACTATTGATGGTGTGTCAACTCGTAGTCCATTTACCAGAGTTGCCATGAAGTTGGCTAATGGATTGGAGGATCAATTTAAGTTTGACCTCTGGCAAAACTCTGAAGATTCCAGTACCATGTTTCGATTGTTAAAGAAACGTGTGAACAGTAAGACAACCAATCGTGTGTACCGTAGGTACAACCTGATCCGTCAAATGACCAAGGTTGAAATGTTGGATCATGAACCTTGGTCAAAACGTGAGAAGTTACACCTTGGTACTAAGTTGATTGACATACTGATTCAAACTACTGGTCTTATGGAAGTTAAGACAGTTCAGTTCAAACGTAAGCAACGTATCTTGTATTTACAAGCTAATGATGCTACAATACATTGGATTGATCAACTTAACAAAGAGGGAGAAATAATACATCCGTATTTCTACCCATGTGTAATACCACCTAAAGACTGGAGTAATCCATATAACGGTGGGTACCATAGTGACAAGTTGAACCCATTTCCCATGATTAAGACTCGTAATAGAGAGTATCTTGAGGAAATGATGAATCATCGTATGCCATTGGAATATGGTGCTATCAACGCTTTACAAAGGACACAATGGAAAGTTAATGAAAGACTATTAAAAACAATCCAGGAATGTTGGGATACTGGTGAATCCTGGGCTAATTTACCTCCAAGAGAGGACTACAAAGTTCTACCTAGTCCAGTGAAAGGGACTAAGGCTACTATGTCTGAAGAGGAACTTGATAAGTTTATCAAATGGAAAAAGAAGGCTACTGTCGTTTATGATTTGAATGCTAAGATGACCTCAAAGAGAATACAGTTGGCACGAACATTGCAAATGGCAGAGAGGTTCGCCAAGTATCCTGCACTTTATTTTGTGTACCAATGTGACTTTAGAGGACGCAAGTACACAGTAAACTCGTTTCTTACACCACAGGGTCCAGACTATGCAAAGTCTTTACTCTATTTTGCTAAGAAACTTCCAATCAAAACAGATGAGCAGGAGATGTACTTTGCAGTACATGGTGCCAACTGTTTTGGTTATGATAAGGTGTCTTATAATGAAAGAGTTGAATGGGTCCATGCTCATACGAAAGAGATTTGCGAGTCGGCTAAGTCACCTCTTGACTATAGATGGTGGACAAAAGCAGACGAACCTTGGTCCTTTCTTGCGTGGTGTAACGAATGGGCTGAGTTTGTTGTTGAAGGTCTCGGCTACATGTCACAAATACCAGTTTGTCTGGATGGGTCGAATAATGGATTACAGCATTTTTCTGCTATGCTCCGTGACCCTGTGGGTGGTAAAGCCACAAACCTGACTCCAGAGGATGTCCCACAGGACATCTACCAGATGGTAGCAGATGTGGTCTTGACAAAGGTGAAAGAAGATGCTATAATAGAGGTACCTTATGCACAAGCTTGGCTTGACTTTGGGGTTGATCGGAAGATAACCAAACGTCCAGTCATGGTTGTACCATACGGAGGTACACGATACTCGTGCCGTGAATATGTGGAAGAGGCTATGCACGACCGCATACTCGCAGGTGCTCATAATCCTTTTAATGAGCAAATCTACGAGGCTTCTTTGTACCTATCCCAACATGTATGGGATGCAATTGGCGAAGTTGTTATTGCTGCACGTGAAGCTATGGGATGGTTGAGAGACATTGGTAGAGAAATGTCAACTCAAAATCTCCCGATCACGTGGAAGACTCCTACAAACTTTGTAGTCAATCAAGTCTACAAGAGTATGAAAGGACGTAGAGTGACAACACATATTGATAATGTATTGATTAAACCATCAGTGTTAGAAGAGACAGATCGTATCGATAAACGAAGGGCAACCAATGGGTTGAGTCCTAATTTTGTCCACAGTATGGATGCTTCTGCCTTGACATTGACCATTAATCAGTGTATACTAGAAGGCATAAATGATTTCGCTGTTGTTCATGACTCGTATGGAGTTCATGCGAATCATACACCACGTATGGCAGAGGCTATACGTGAATCGTTCCACAAAATGTATTCAGGTGAGAGTGTACTTGACATTTTGCATGAGAACGTGTATAATGTTATACCGAACATAGGTGATCCACCAGCACAAGGGTCACTTGATATAAATGGTGTGCTTCAATCTAAATACTTTTTCTCATAGGAGATATTATGGCAAAATATAACGTAACACCAAAAGGTCAATTCCACTGGGCACATGTAGGTACCCCAGACACAACCTTCAAGGCTGAAGGTCAGTTTCATATCAAACTCCAGTTGTCTGGAGAGGATGCTGAACAAATGAAGCATCTTGTGGATACAACCCACAACAATTGGAAATCTGAGGTCAATAAGACCAAAGGTCAGAAACAGTATCAAGAGTTCATGCCCTACAAGTCAGTATTGGATGATGATGGTATGGAAGCAGGTATCCAGTTTCATTTCAAAATGAAAGCATCTGGTATCAACTCACGTACTGGTCAGGCATTCACTCAGAGACCAATGGTTGTTGGTCCAGATAAAAAACCTTTACCATCTGAGATTAAGATTGGTAATGGTAGTGAGGGTAAGGTTGCATACGAGTTGGCACCTTATCAACATGGTGCATCTTTAGGTGTACAACTCAGGTTACGTGGAGTACAGGTTCTCTCTCTCATCGAGTATCATGGTGACTCTGGTGGTGCTGATATGTTCAGCGTAGAGGACGGATACGAAGTAAAGGTGAATGTTGAGAGTACAAAACCACAGGAAGAAGAAATCTTCCCAGACGAAAACAACGGAGACTTCTGACCTACAAGGTTACAGGTCAAAGTTTGAGTTAAGTGTTGCCAACAACCTTGAGCAACGCAAGGTACCTTTTCAATATGAGAATGAGATCATTAGGTATGTGTTGGAGTGCAGGTACACACCTGACTTCATCCTACCTAATGGGATCATCATTGAGACCAAAGGCCGATTGTTACAAAAGGAGGCTAGAAAGCACCGAGCAATCAAGAAACAGCACCCTGAGTTAGACATAAGGTTTGTCTTTACTGATATTAACAAACGTGTTGAAAACAGTAAGTTTACAAACTATCAGTGGTGTCAAAAGTATGGCTTTGAGTATGCAGAACGTGTTATACCACAAGAATGGATAGAACATGGTGTTATTAAGAGCAACAGAAAACGTGTGGATAAACCCAAGCAACATCGCACACATAGAACAAAAAGGAAGTAATCCTATTGTATACAATGTTATTTACAATGCAGGATCTACATTTACCTTTATGATTAATAGACAGGATGCAACCAAAGAGTTCTTAGAACTTATTGATCCACCTATAACAAAAAGGAACACAGGTGTCAAGACGAAAGACAACTGATTTCATAGTCATTCATTCCACAGGTACTCCACCTGCAATGGATCATGTGGATATTAAACTTGTGGATGACTGGCATAGAAAACGTGGTTGGTTAAAGATAGGATACCATTATCTTATCAAAAAAGATGGTACAATTGAGACAGGACGCAACCCACATGAAGTGGGTGCACATTGTAAAGGTTACAATGGTAAGTCTGTTAGCGTTTGTTTGGTTGGTGGTGTTGACGAGAATGGCAACCCTGACCCATATTTTACAGCCTTCCAATGGGAAGCACTATTCAGTCTGACCAATGCCTTGACATTTATGTTCAAAAGTGCTAAAGTAGTAGGGCATGGTGAATTGGTTGGATCTAACTGTCCAGGCTTCTCTGTAAAGAAGTGGTGGGCACAAAACGGAGAAATACTCTATGGGAAAACAGGATACAGAAACGGATAAGGTGATAAACCTTGCAGATCGTAGATGGGAAAATGCTTTTAATAATGATTTACAAAAAGCATTTGAAGAAGTTGTTGGTGTTCTTCAAGAACATCTGTCTCCAGAGGTAGGTGCAAAAGTAGGGTTGGCTATAGCTCAAGCCCTATTATCAATATCAGATTCATTAATTGATCAATTTGATGGCCCACCAAAAGGAGAGGAAGATGTAGAAATCATATTCACACCTGATTGGCATGAAGGCCACGAACCACAGGAAGGTGGTCGTACTCTGACAGAAGAGGAATTAGCTAACCTACGAGGTAGGCAGTGATGTGATGTATATGCAGATTGAAGATTATCATGAAGGAACGAAAGTTTTTAATCGTGAAGAAGATAGTACATTTATTAGACATGAACCTTGCCCCTCTTGTGGGTCAAGAGATAACTTAGCGAGGTACAATGATGGACATGGATATTGTTTCGGGTGTCACTATCGTGAGCATGGCTCTGATATTGATATACCTAATTATCAACCAAAACAACGACAAATTCAGATGAATAGTGATTTTGTGGATGGTACTTACCAGTACCTATCTGCACGTAATATCAACGAAGATACCTGCAAGAAGTGGGATTACAGAGTTGGTGAACTAGGAGGACAACCAGTTCAGATTGCGAACTACAAAGATCAAGTAGGTACTAGAGTTGCACAAAAGATTAGGTTTCGTAACAAGGATTTTACTGTCCGTGGTGATATGAGTGACATAGGTTTGTATGGTGAGCACCTGTGGTCTGGCACTGGAAAAAGAGCAGTTGTGTGCGAAGGGGAGATAGATGCTATGTCTATTTCTCAGGCACAAGGCAACCAGTGGCCTGTGTATTCCGTACCAACTGGGGCTGCAGGTGCAGCACGAGCAATACGTAAGTCATTGGAGTTACTCAATGGCTATGAAGAGGTTGTATTCTGTTTTGATAACGATGAAGCAGGAATCAAGGCTTCTCGTGAGTGTGCTCAGATTCTACCACCTGGAAAAGCTAGAATAGCAAAGTTACCACTCAAGGATGCAAACGATATGCTTGTACAGAATCGTGTACAGGATCTCGTGAACTGTCTGTGGCAATCAAAGGTCTTTAGACCCGATGGTATCGTATGTGGTACCGAACTATGGGACATAGTGTCTGCTGAAGATTCTATGGCATCCGTATTGTACCCATTTACTGGCATCAACAACAAGACTCTTGGCATTCGTAGAGGTGAGATTGTAACTATAACCGCAGGTTCTGGCATTGGTAAGTCACAGGTTTGTCGTGAAATTGCTAATTATATGCTTGAACAGGATGAAACCATTGGTTACATTGCTCTGGAAGAGAACAACAAGCGTACTGCACTTGGGTTCATGGGTCTCTACCTGAATAAACCTTTGCATCTTGGTGATTCAGAGATTCCAAAGGAAGAGTTTCGAGAAGCCTTTGAGCACACATTGAACACAGGTCGTGTGTTTATGTATGATCATTGGGGTTCTCTGGAATCAGATAATCTACTGAACAAGATTCGGTACATGGTCCAAGGTTGTGGATGTAACTACATCATCCTTGATCACATATCCATTGTAGTTTCAGGTATGGAAGGTGGTGATGAACGTAGAGCTATTGACAACATGATGACCAAACTTCGGGGCTTGACAGAAGAGGTTAATTGTGGTATGATACTGGTATCACATCTAAAGAGACCACAAGGTAACAAAGGTCACGAGGATGGTGCACGTACATCTATGGCACAACTACGTGGATCTGCGGCTATTGGTCAGTTATCTGACATTGTTATTGGATGTGAGAGGGATCAGCAGGGTGATTTCCCAGATCGTACAACAGTACGTATCTTGAAAAATAGATGGACAGGGGAGACTGGTGTATGTTGCTTTCTGGATTATGATAAAACTACTGGCAGACTTAATGAAGTTGCTGGTGCTATTGATTTTGAAGAAGAGGATGATATTCCTTTTGAAAAAGATTTCTAATGATGCGATCATGTATATTCGACATCGAAACAAATGGACTGGATGAAAAACTTACGAGAGTACATTGTATAGTCATACATGACATTGACACCAATAATGTCAGCAAGTATGATCCCGATGATGTACCTTCAGGTCTTACACATCTTAGTCAGTTCGATGTTCTGATTGGGCATAATATTATATCCTTTGATTTACCTGCTCTGAAGAAGATCTTCAACTGGGAACCAAAGGAAAATACTGTTATACGAGATACGTTAATC